CTCGGCCTGTCCACCGATGCCGTCACCCTCGAGGGAACCCAGCGGTTCTGGCGCTGGGAGGAAGTCGCCGGTCCCGCCACGATCCGCCTGTCCCATTTCAACTACATCGTCTGTGGCGTGATCCGCGCCACCGGCCTCCTGAAGTTCGCCACCCAGGCGTAACCGACTGCCCCCGCCCGTCTGCCCACACGGGCGGGCGGGGGCGCACCACCCAAGGGAAGGACAGTCATGGCTTGGGCCACGATTGACGACGTAGCCGCGCACATGCGGATCACGTCCGACGCCGCCATGACCCGTTCCCTTGAGGAGGCGTTGGCGTGGGCGGTCAGGAAACGCCCCGACCTTGACCCGTACGTGGAGCAGGACGCCGCTATCCGTAAGGCCGTGTGCATCTACGCGGGTCTCCTGTATCGGGAAGGCTCAAGCCCGCAGGGGATCCCCGGCTACGACTCCGAAGGTGGCGGGTCGCAGGACGGCACCGCCTACTACCGGGCGTTGGACATGCTCGGCACCCGGAAACCAGTCATTCGATGACGCTCGCAACGGAGTTCGATACGTGGGTGGCGTCAATCGGCACCCGCACGGGCCTGACCGTCACCCGTGACCCCGACATGATCCACCCGACGTGTGTCCTCGTGGGCACCCCCGACGTGGAATCCGCCACCCTTGACGGGGTCACGATGCGGGTCCCCGTGTGGCTGATCGCCCCCGGAGGCGGGAAGCCCGCGGGGACCGTCCTGTTGGACAACGTCATGGCCCTTGTCGGACTGGACGAGTTCCTTGATTCCGCTACGAGTACCACCACCACGATTACCGGTGTGGAGTTCCACGCCTACCTGTTGGCCGCCCGTATCTACACCACACCGTAAGGGGAAACATCATGGCTACCACCGCCGTCGCAGGATCCCAGATCATCTGGAAGTTCGGGGCCACCGCCTACACGTCCCAGGTCACCGGAGGATCCTTGTCTACCGAAATCAACATCGCCCGCACGAAGGTACTGGACGGTGCCGCCTACCCCAAGGTGGACGCCTCAAGTTCCGCGAGCGTCAGTCTCCTGTTCGATGATGACACCGCCTCGTACGGTGCGTTGAACACGGCGGCTATCGCCGGGACCGGGACCGCGGTCGAGTGGACAATCGGTGACGCGAAGTTCACCGGCACCATGTACGTCACGTCCCTGACGGTCGACTTCGCCGCCGACGGTGTGACCTCCGCGTCCTGTTCGATGATCGGTGAATTGTTCACCCTCGCCGATGTGACCCCGTAGTCATGAGTTCTACCCGTTTCGACGTGACAGGTCTGGACGCGGTGAAGCACGTCCTGAATACGATTGCCAAAGAGGATTTGAATGAGGCGCGGAAGGAGATCCGCACCGCGTCGAAGGCGATAGCGGAACGGCACCTCATCCCCAGGATGAAAACTCAGGCCTCATCGTCCGGTGTCCCCATCGCCTCCCGCATGGCGGACACGGCACGAGCTAGGTCGGATCGGATCGTGTTCGTGAAGGTGGGGGCGGTGAACCCCAAACTGTCAGGGTTCAAGCGGGGACAGTCGAATTATCGGACGGGCATGGCGTGGGGATCCGAACGCGGCCCCGTTCCCGGTGCCCGCGAGAACACCTATTCGGTCCCCCACAATGCCCGCGGGTATTGGGTGCGACCCGCAGTGGAGGCCACAGGCAAGTCCGCGGCGGACGAGTACGCGGCCATGCTCCATCGGATCATGCGGAAGTACGGGGGCCGCTAATGGCGTCCATGCCGGGAATCGTTATCAAGATTGGCGTCGACGCCGCGAACGCCGTCAAGAATCTGGACAAGGTCGGAAAGGCGCTTGACCGTCAGGCGACCCGCGCCGACAAGGCGCGACTGGCGTGGAAGAAAACCGCCGCCGGACTCGCCACCGCGGGGGCCGCGTTCGTCGCTGTCGCGGGTGCGTCAGTCAATGCGTTCATAGATGACCAGAAGGAAGCCGCGCTCCTTGAGAACACGTTGCAAAATATGGGTTTTGCGGCGGCCACTACTGAGGTCAATGCGTTCATTGACGCTTTGCAATTCAGCGCGAATGTCTCCGAAACAGTTCTTCGCCCCGCGTATTCCCAACTGCTGCGGGCAACAGGGGATGTCACGAAAGCCGAAGGAGCGTTGAAACTGGCGCTTGATATCAGCGCTGGCACCGGAAAAGATTTGGCGACCGTATCCACGGCCTTGAGCAGGGGGTATCTAGGCAACACAACCAGTTTGTCGCGGCTGAACGCGGGACTGGATAAGAGCATTCTGAAGTCTGGCGACATGACGGTTATCGCCCAGGCACTCGCCGACAAGTTTGGGGGAGCGTCGGACGCCTCAGCGAACACTCTTTCCGGTTCCATTGCAGGCGTCCAGATTGCCGTAGACGAACTCTCCGAGAGTTTCGGCAGCGGACTCGTACAGGGTCTCGCGTTGGGGTCGGACTCCCTCGCAGATGTGGAGCAGAAACTACGCGACACCCAAGGCACCGTCGAAAGCTTCGGGGAAACAGTCGGCACCATGGCAATGGGAGCCGCCGCTGGGTTCGACTTCCTGCGCCAGACGGTCACGTCATGGACCTACGGCATGGTCGGGCAGATGAACAACCTGTACGACGGTTGGGTTGACGTAGCCGACAGAATGGGGATCATCTCCGACGCGGAAGGCCAAGCGGAGAGGGATGCCCGCGCCTACCGTGACGCTGCCCAGGAGGCCGCCTATTACGAGGATCTACTCGGCGGGAAGATCGCCGCCACGGGTGCCGCCGCTACCGCGTCCGCCGCCGGGTTGAACGCGCACGCCGCCGCCATTGACAACGTCACGTCTTCGATGATGAAACTCGGGGACGCCTACACGTCTAGTAACTACTTCGGGGGCACTCCCACGGCAGGGTATGACCGGGAGGCGACCACCCTGGCGATCCTTGCGTCCCGTAAGGCAGCAGCGGCGAAGCGTGCGGCGGCGCGTGCCAAAAAAAAAAGTGACCGGATCAACGCCGTGAAGAACGCGAAGCAACTCCAGGACACGTTCCGTCGCGCAGGTGCCCGCACCGGAACCCACAACATTGACGCCGTGGACTCCAATCGGCGGTCCTGCTGATGAACAGGTTCGGGATCGGGGTGCGGATCGACGGGCACGACGTAGGCCTCCTCGTTCTGGCCGGGGGGACCATCGACTACGGGCGTTCCACCGTGTTTGAGCAGCCGGGGGCACCGACGTGTCACCTGACCCTGTTCACGCAGCAGGGATACCCTCAGAATCCCGCCGCATGGTTCGACTACGGCGTCGGAACGTGGGGTGACCCCTCCCACTTCGTGCCCACGCATGACACCGACGACACCTACGCCGGTCCCCGAAACGCCCTGTACGTCGGCGCGCCCGTGTGGGTGTCCGCGACAACGTCGTCCCACTTCGTGCCCACGCATGACACCGACGACATATACGCGGGATCGGAGTTCCGCAGGTTCACGGGGAAGGTAGACGCCATCGAATACGGGTACTACGCGGTGGACGTGGTGTGTTCGGGGACGTTGGAGGAGTGGGCGCGGGTCGGTATCGTCGAACCACCGACCACGCCCATCGGCGGGGCAGCGGATAGCGTCGTCGCCGCTGATCTCGCCACCCTGACACCGTCCCCCACGGTCCTGCACATTCAGGGCGATCCGGGGCCGGGGATGATCGAATACGTGTCAGCGGACTACCCGCTGTGTCTGCTGCCCACGTTGCAGCAGATAGCGGACGACGCTGACGCCCTCCTGTACCAGAACAGGGAAGGCAACGTCACGTACCGCACCCGTAACTGGGCACCGCCCATCGAATACACGGTGCCGTCGGGGATCATCGACGCGGAAACCCTCGCCATGACGCTGGAACTCGGCGACATGCAGAACAGCGTCATGGTGGAGTGCGGAACGAGCGTTCCCCGCGCCATGGGGATGTCCGACGACGCCGCCTCAATCGCCCAGTACGGGTTGCGGGCCGGTCTATACACGACCGCCCTAGCGGACAACTTCGACGCATCCGCCCACGCCGCAACGATCATTATCCGCACCGCCCCCGCGTGGCACATGCCCGACCTCGACCTGCACATGAACCTCGCCACCGACCGGGACGTGTTCGACATCTGCCAACTCGAGCAGGGGGTGTGGGTCATCGTGAACGACCTGCCCACGGGGGCACCGGTCCCGTACTACACCGCGCATGTTCTCGGATGGACCGAGGACCTGTCCTCTAACGAATGGGTGATCACCATGCACTTAGCCCCGTTGAATCTCGGCGCGGACCCAGTCCAGACATGACCGCCGTCAGCGCCCACAACGACCTGTACGAGCGGCTCATCGTCCTATCGACCCGGTATCGGACGACCGTCGATATCGGGGGACCGTTCCGGGAGGGTGACCCGGCGGGTGTCGAGGAGCACAACCGGGCGAACATCGCCATGATCGCACTCAGGGACGCCGCGAACGCGCTCCCCGTCGACCCCGTCGTCGTGATCACCCTCCCGGATGAGGCGTTTCCCGGCGACAGCGGGCACGTCGCCGACCACGCCCTCATGGAGACCGCGCTCAGTGTTCTGGAAGCCGTCGTACTACCTTGGGAGGTCTGACCGTGATCACCGCGACGTACCCGATCCGCGCCAAGCGTCACGCCACCTGGTCGGATCAGTTGCTATTGGAGCAGGAGATCCCGCCCGTAGCGCCGGTCACCGTGACGACGTGGGAACCCATCGACTTGACGGGGTACACGGCCCGCATGATGGTCCGCACCCGCGACGACGTGGAGGACGGGGCCACCCTCCTGGCAACGTTGGACACCTCGACCACGGGCCTGACGTTGGGGGGTGTCGCGGGAACCATCACCATGGAACTTCCCGGCACCCTGACGGGGATGATTCCCGCGGGCCGGTGGGTGTATGACCTGAGACTGGTTCCCCCGTCCGGTGACGCCGACTACCTCGTTGAGGGTCCGTTCATCATGGCCCCGACTGTGACCACGCCATGACGGTCCGGGTCACGTCCACGCTGACGAACATTCGCCTCACCGCATACCCCGATGGGACCGCCGTCCGGGTTGCCACTCAGGTAGCGGGATATCAAGGCCCGCCCGGTCCCGCAGGTGTTGCGGGTGCTGACGGTGCCCCCGGTCCGGCGGGTGCTGACGGTCCCGCGGGTGCTGACGGTCCCGCGGGTGCTGACGGTCCCGCGGGTGCCGCGTCCACCGTCCCCGGACCGACAGGACCCACCGGACCGACAGGCCCGACCGGCCCACAGCCGCCCTTGGGGACCGCCACCCCACTCGTGGATGGGACCGCCGCCGCCGGATCCTCCACGTCCGCGTCCAAGGACGACCACCGCCACCCCACCGACACCACACGCGCCCCCCTCGCGTCCCCCAGGTTCACGGGCCGGGTCGGATTCCCCGTCGCCTCAAGTGCGCCAACCAGTCCCCAGACCGGTGACACCTACTACTCCGACACCGCGCATTCGCTGAAGTATTACGACGGGTCCGGCTGGGACACCCTCATGGACTTGGAGGATGCCCAGTCAGTGACGGGGGTGAAGGATTTCGCTACCGGAACCCTGAAGCTGGACGGGGCGACACTCAGTAGCCTCCTCGCCGCAAAATCACCAAGTGCGGGCCTGTGGCTTCCCGGCGCCATCGGCAACTTCGTCACCTGTCCCGACGCCGGCGGCCTCGACATCGTTGGCGACCTCGACGTGCGGGTAAAAGTAGCCCGCACGGACTGGACGCCCGCCGCTACGCAAGTCCTGATGACGAAGAACGCCGTCGGAAGCAACTTCTCCTGGTACTTCGCCACCGCCGCAGACGGGAAACTGCAACTGTGGCACACGTCGGACGGGGTCACCGTGAAGATCAAGCAGTCCACCGTGGCAACGGGCTTCACCGACGGGACGACGCATTGGGTGTGTGCCGTGCTGGACGTCGATAACGGGGCGTCCGGGTACAACGTCCTGTTCTACACGTCCGACGACGGCGAGGAATGGACACAGTTAGGGACCACGGTCACCACCGCCACCACCACCTCCATCTTCTCCGGCACGGGAACAATCACCGTGGGGGGGAACTTCGATTCCGGGGCTATGAGCGCCGGGGTGTTCCACCGGGCGCAGATCCGCTCCGGCATCGACGGCACCCTCGTCGCCGACTGGCGTGCCGACATTCCCGCCGCCCGCTACCGGGACGAGTACGGCAACCTCTGGACAGTCGGCGGAACCGCTAACGCATGGATGGCGGCCTAGTCATGGCATGGGTGAAGATTTATCAGGACACCGAGAAACTGATCGAACGGGACACGGCCACCGACGCGGAACGGGTCACGTACAGCAACGTCAACTATCAGACGATCCGCACACAGGCCGCGAACGCCCTCGAAGCCAATCGGACTTTCGTTGCGCTGGGGACGGCGGCGACCGCCGTGCAGGTCCGGAACCAGACGATGGCCCTGTCCCGTCAGGTCAACGGCATCATCCGCATCCTGCTCGACCAGTTGGACGGTACGGACTAGATGACTCGCGAACGAGGTGACTTGTCCGGTGACGATTAGTAATAGTCAATGCATCACGTAACCCAGCGGCAAGACAGCCGATGACCTGGCGTTCCATCCTCGCCCTGATCGTCATCGGCGTCCTCGACGTCGCCCTCGTGGCCCGGTCATGGGTCACCCGACACCGCATCTAGGAGACTGCCATGCCGGAATGGGCCGACACGCCGAGCGATATCGCGATCATCCTGGGGATCGTCTCCGTTCTCATGGGCGCTGTCGGCTGGTGGATGCGGGCGGAGATCCGTAAGAACGCTGTTGAGATCCGCGCGAACGGGGCACAGCTCGAACCCAATCACGGCACGACATTGCGGGACGCTGTCGACCGCATCGAGGTGCAGCTGTCCGTCGTCCATGAGGACATGACGCGCAACGCGGATTATGCCCGCAAGGACGTCATGCGATTGGACGAGAAGAACTCCACGCAGCACGACCTGCTCAGTCAGCAGCTGCTGCGCGTCAACGACCGCGTCAACGCGCACCTCACCGATCACCTGGCTGATGCGCGGCAGAAGGCCAACGGGAAGGACTGACTATGCCCACCGCAAAAGTCCGACGCTCCATCTATGCACTGTCCGCGGTGCTGATCCCACTACTCGTCGTCATCGGGATGGAGGCGCAGGCCGCCGCCGTCTGGGTCGCCGCCGGGTTGGGCGTCGCGAACGTCATCATGGCATTCCTGAACGTGCCAGGCGAGCCCGATGCCTAACTCCCTGAACGGGTTCCCTGTCCTGAAGGCCGGCAGCGGCCAGCTCGTCACCAAGGCGATCCCCGGCGTCAAGGGGCGCCGCCTGACG